ATCCAATGTCCCCCTTCATTTCTTTATATTTTTGAGCAAGTTCTTTTCTTACTAAACTCTCCCCACTTTTCATGTCTTTTTTCGTTTGTATACCATTAATGGAATCATCGTTATATATGTGAATTTGACCAGTTGAAAAGTTTGCTTTAGATGGAAATGTCATACCATCGGGGCCAAACCGATTTTTTATAACGTGCCATCGGCCAGTTCCAGCAAGTTTATCTTCAATTTTACGAGAAAGTGATACAACAAAGTCAGCGGTCATCATTTTAGAAAATGAACCTGCAATTTTTACACCTGTAATAACATCATCTTCTGCGCCACTACGATTAATTTGAGATGCGGTATAAACAGGTACTTCGTATTCACCAGCCATACCACGAAGGTCTTCAATAATTTCTTCTAACTCTTCGTGTCTTTTTTCTTTTGCAGGTCCTCGTAACAAATCAGCATAATCAACAATTACAACATCCGGCTTTTTACCTTGTAAAATCATTTTGTCCATATGCGCTTTTAAAGAAGTAACACCTGCGGTTTTCGTTGGATAGTGTTTTATAATAAGGTCACCTTTTACTCCTTGAATTGACTTTTTAACATCATCCATATTGTATTTTAAATTAGCGACCGCGATACCACTTAAAACAGCATCATAACGTTGACCCACATATCCATCATTTAATTCTAAAGTGTAATGAGCTACAATTTTACCTTGTTTCATCGCGGCAACTCCAATATTGATTAAAGACCATGATTTACCAATACCCGGTGGAGCTGCAAACAAAACTAATTCACCTTTACCAAACCCACCCTGCGTTGCTTCATCAATAACATCCCAACCAGTTGAAACTACATTACGAACTGAATCTTCATATCGCTCGGTAATCATGGTTTTGTATTCATGCCCTAAATCCGAATCTTGGCCAGATTTCATAGCAGCATCAATCTTCTTTTTAATTACATCATACTTACCATCCTCTAAAAGTGTTACCGAATCAAGAATTGCGTTTTTAATTGATTGATTTTTACAAAAGTCAAGAACTTGTTCTTTTACATATTGTAAATCGTCACTTTCAAGGTGATTCCACGCGTATTTAAGAGTGTCAATTACGGAAGTTTTAAGAACATCACGGTCAATACTATTAATTTTAACTTTGAGGACATCTAATGTCGGCATTTTTTCATATTGGTCAAAATACTGAAGAACTGATTTAACCAACCACTCCGATGCTTCGGAGTCAAAATATTCTGGCTTAATAATATCATAGACTTGCCGTGTAAATGGCTTATCTGATATTAACGCAGATATTACTTTGTGTTGAAATGTGGTATTGAATTTACTTCCGAACTTTTCCATATGACTACAAATATACAACTTTATTTTAAGATATCAAAATGCGTTTTTAAATTATTTTCTAAAGATGTAAATGAGTTTCGTAGCCACGAATCAACATTAGCAAACGTAGTATAAAGTTTGTCATACATGAACATTTTTTTAAATTCTACCAAATCCAATTGAGGTCGGTGAGAATCCATAAGAGTTCTTATATTTGAAGTAATGGATGATGATATTTCGGGATTTTTTAATTGCATCAATCTATAATTTATTTCAATAGTTTTAGAATTTTCAATTAACTTTTGAGACAATTTAGAATCACATTCTGTTTTAATTTTAGACATAAACGTATCTAAATCAAACTCACCTTCATTCAAAAATGACATTTTACTATGAATTGTTTTTTCTCCAATACCACGAACCCCATCAATATTATCAGACTTATCGCCTGTAATAACACGATAGAAAACAAGATTTTGTGGGATTACACCATATTCTTCTTTTACAAGCGATTCATCATACATTTTCTTTTTTGTAGTTGCCCACACTTTAATACGAGGGTTTACCAACTGAAGAAAGTCTTTATCAGATGAAACAATTGTAACTTCTTTTTTAAAATAATGATTAGCAAGATATGCAATAATATCGTCAGCCTCTACATAATCAATATAAGTAAGAGATATTGGTAACACTTTAAGATATTCAATTAATCTAGCAAATTGCTTTTTCATTGATTCTTGTTGGTCTTCTAAATCCTCATAACCAGCTAATCGGTTAATTTTAGTTAAACCAGTTCTACCTTCTTTATATTCCTTATAATAACTTTTTCTACGATTAGACCCACCCTTACCATCAAATACTATAATAACACGAGTTGGTTTTAATGTTCTGATAGTTGCGGCGGTGGACAGTAAAAATCCTGTCACACCACCACAATGTTCACCATCATCATTTAAGGCTGGAACTGCCCCAAAAACACGAATGAATTGATTTAATCCATCTACAATTAGAACATGGTCATTAAGTTCTTCATTTCGAATTTCGGTATGTTCTTTTTTTACCTCTTTAAGGAGTTCCTTATACCTATTAATCATCAAAATCAGTTAATTCAACATTATCAATGTTTGATTCAGCACTTGATTCTTTATAAGACATAATATATGTTTTACAAATGTCGTTATAGATAGTTTCTTTCATTTCGGGTCGATTTAATAAAATCTCTTCAAAATTTTTGGCTTGAAATTTAATTTCTTCACCAGTTTCAACATCTACATAAGTATACCAAGCCCCACTCTGACTTACAAGTTTGTAGGTCTTCATCATTTCCAACCAAGAACCATAATTATCAATACCACTATCAAAATAGATATCATAATCAATAGAACGGAGCGGCGGCCCCATACGATTTTTAATAACTTGAGCACGCGTCTTAATACCTACTACTTGCTCTACACCACCAATTTTTGATTTTAATTGACCCATTTGTTTCAATCGAATACGACATGATGAGTGGAATGCAATTGCTTTACCGCCACTTGTAGTCCACGGGTCTCCAAAAGATACACCCATACGGGTACGAAGTTGGTTTGTAAAGATAAGACAAATTCGTTCGCGGCCAATTAAGTTTGTAACTTTCCGCATTGCCTTAGAGATAATAATTGCTTTTTGAGTAGCATAACCAGCTTGGTCATAATCAGCAGAAATCTCAACTTTTGTAGATGCGCCCGCAACGGAATCAACCACAATAGTAACTAATTTCTTTTTATCACCTTCAGCGGTGCGGATTGATTCAATAATAGAGTCAATTGCTTCAAAGATGTCTTCCACAGTTTCCAATGGAACATATAACATCTTTTTAATGTCAACGCCGATGGCCATCAGAAAGTCCTGATTCATTGCGTTTTCGGTGTCAATGTAAACTCCAAAGCCACCTTTCTTTTGCGTGTCAGCAATAGCGTGAGCTGCGAGTAATGATTTACCACTTCCTTCTAAGCCTGTAATCTCCGTGATACGACCCACAGGCAAACCGCCATTGGGGCGGTTTGCAATTGCGAGGTCTAACATTGGGGAGCCGGTAGATACCCATTCATCCAAATCGGTGGGTGTTTGTTCCGACCCATCCAAGAAAAACGCTACCTTATGGGCAGTTTTGAATTTCTTGTTGAGATTATTAGCCAGAATGGAAGATAGTTCATCGCGAGATGATTCTACTTTCTTAGCCATAAATTTTAATTATCGTTGAAAAGGTCTTCGAACGCGTCTTTCACACTTGCGCCAGGAGATGAGGTGGTTGTAACAACGGTGGTGTCGGCGGTAGATACTTCTTTAGAATCTTCTACTTTACCAGTTTCCAACCATTGCTCTAACATACCTTGCATTTCATCATAGGAAGCACGTTTAAACATTGTAGACAAATCAATTTGTTCCTTTGTCAAGTTCAAAATATTTTTGTCCTCTGAAATAGAGGTTTGACTTGGTTTTACACGAATGTAAGTTTCAGGATAAGATTTGCCAACTTCAGCAGCAGTTTTAAATTCTACTGTGATGTCACGACCACCTACTGGGTCAGTTAAATCACCATAATCAGGATCAGCAAAAAACCCAAGAAGTTCTTGATAAACATTTTTACCAAACCCCCAAAATTTAACACCTTCAGATTCTTCACCACGAACCAAGATAGGAACATAGGTGCGCATTTTTGGTGTCAATTGACGAGATAGTTGGTAATCATCACGATTACCAGTTGCCTTCAACTTTTCAGCAAACTCCACAAGTGGGTCAGCCTCACCAAAAGATATTGGAGAGATGATGTTTTTACCACCAAAGTCAAAATGGAAGTAAAGTTCAATAAATGGGTTGTTGGGATTGTGGACATAAGGAATAATCCTTACTTGCTGCTTACCCGGAGTGGGTTTCCACAAATTGTCAGTCTTTGTTACTTTTGTCTGAAGAGTATTCAGACGATTGCGAATTGCGTTTAAGTCAATAGCCATAGTTTTCTTTTTTTTAATTGTTAATTGTTAAACTTGTCACTAATATACAACATCTGGGTGACAATTCCAAATGTATTTCAAAAATTTTTTAATTTTTAGTTTTGTGGTATTACCCACTTGTATAAATATGTAAAATTATTTATTGACATCAACAATTTTAAATAAAGATGTTTTCATAATTTTATATCCGTTTCCATTGGTTAGAATAAGCGTATTTTGATACTGGTTCCAATTTATCTGATATTCTTTATCCACAATCCCACCATTTAATGAACTAATCAAAGAATTTAAAGCGTTGATTGTATACATGGTGTTTGATTCTTTTTTTCTATGAACCATAATAGTTTCAGGAAGAAATTGATGACTATTATTAGCAACAATATTATAACTCACAACCAATTCGTTAGAAGGTTCTAATTTTAAAATAAAAATTTTACGACTAAAAAGTTCGTATTTAAATACCTTTTCAATAATTGATTCAAATGATTCTTCATTTGTAAAGGTGCATAACAATTGTGTTTTCACTCATTTCTCCGTAATTATTTTGTTCTATGTCTAAATAGTATTTTGGGCGAACCCTTATCTTCAGTTTTCATATCTACTTGTAAGAATGATTTATCTTTACCACCCATATTGATTACAAGTTTTACACCATCGAATTTTACTCCAAATGGTGGTGTTGGATTACAATAATGGTCAGGTGATTTCATTTGGACATCGCCTGTTTTTTTATTAATTACCTGCGTGTGAACATTCTGACCACATCCGTGAACATCCTTCCACATATCAGTTAATTTTTGCTGACCTTCTTTACTCTTTGATAGTTCTTCCATTTTGGATGAGAACTCACCAAGGTATGCTTGTTTTAAGTTTTTCTTTTGTTCAGCCTTTTCTTGGTCTGACATACTATCATTCCAAGCATACTTCTTTCTTAACTCACCAACTTTAGCATCAAGGTCTTTACCAATTTCACCCAAGTATGTAGCCCCAGCGTTATTAACGCCTGCGTTTTTCATTGTGATGTTTTTAGGGTCAGTATATGTTTTTGCGGAAATCTTCATAATTTGGTCGTTTCCATCTTTGTCTTTATACTGAATAATCAAATCCGTTGGGTCTACTTTTGGGTCAATACCCAATTTAGCCAATGCAGTCTTACCCACACCACCCACTTGTTGAGCACCTGTAATTTGTGAGCCCTCTGGTAATGACGCTTTCATTATATCAGCAGCCTTTTTGTTGATTGCGTCAAATTTAGCCTCATCACCACCCAAATCTTTTAGAGTTTTTTGAGTAGACTCATATGCAGCTTTGTTTTCATCCGATGGGAACAAATATGATACAACACCTGACTCGTTGTGTTTACCACTCATATCAGCCAGAGCTCGGTCTTTGGCACCACCTCTCATAGGGACATCAATACCTTCTTCTTGAATGATTTTGTTCATTTCTTCACTTACGGATGTTCCACTTGCACCTGTGAGGTGCTTGTAAGGTAAAGCGCTGTTTGGTGATAGATAAATCTTCTTACCACCAGCGTGTCCTTCAATTAAATTATTGTCAGCCAACTCACGAACAGCTTGAACTCGTTCTTCACGAGTTTTTGCATTTACAAATTGGTCCCAATTTTGTTTTAAAACTTCAGCTCTTTGTAAAGTGTTTTCATCTTGACCAGCCAATAACTCATCTACTTTATTTAATTTAGCTTGTTCTGACTTTACAGTTGCTGATGGAAATTGTTTTACTTCACCTTCCGGCTTATCTTGTTTTTCTTTTTGGGCCTTTTCAATTTCATCTTTACTTGGTGCAACGTGGGTTTCAGGATTTGGTTTTTTAACCGTGTATATGTTACCCGACTTTTTGTTTTTTACCCAACTATCCTCATCAAGGTTTTTTTCTTTGTTATGTAACTTATCTTTTTCAAGTTGAGTCATCATTCCCATCATGTCGTCTTCAAGTTCTTTTTCGGCAGGAGCTTCTTCTTTTTTAGAATCAGTTGGACTACCACCTTCTAAAATAGCCAATGCTATTTCTTTAGCTTGCTTTTCATCAAATTCTTCTAATAAAATTGAATATAACCCAGCAATTGACCTTTCGCTCAACGGATTGCTGTAAAGTTCGTATCCGACTTCATTCCACCATTTTTTTGAAATACGTTCAATGAGGAGTTTTTTCATAAATATAAATAGTTAAATTACAAGCTTTACCATATTGCCATAATTGTCACCAACCTCCACTTCGGTGGGAAACCCATCCGACTCCATAACTGCCTTTATCTTTTTGATATAGTCAATACCATCATCTTCATGGACATCAAATAAAATTGAGTCATAAGTATAAAGAATTGGTAACGAGTTTTGAGTCAATTTTAGTTGAAACAATTTTTCTAATATAAGTATGTTTCTTTCAGTCTCAACGGATTGAAGAATGTAGTTAAATAACTTGTTTTTGTTTAAATCTTGGTTAAAAACGAGAGTTCTTTGTAAAATTGGGGTGTTTACGGACTTTTGCATTAAAAACATACTCCATAACGAGTCAATATACTCCGATGTTTTACTAAAAAATGGGATGTGTTTGTAATCATCTTGAACACCCCCATATAATTGTCTAAATGTTATTGCTTTTGCATCTTTGATGTCCGCGCCATATTGATTAGCTAACCATTGGTGTGCTTTAATGTTTAATGGTATGTCTATACCAATTAGTTTACCAATCAACCGAATGTGGTATCCATCAAAGTCGAGTTGATATAACTTACCATTTTTAAATCTTGATATAAATCGGTTACGAACCTCACCATCTTTTGGAAGTGCTGCATAGTTTACACCACCAAAAGTGTTTGATGGTCTTGATGTAGTAGTCAACATATTATATTGAGTGTATTCTATACCCGCTTGGGTGTAAAGTCCACTCTTTTCTATCCAATTATACCCCTTTGGGTATAGTTGACTAAACTTATTGGAAATCACATTTTGTGATGTCCATTTATCTTTCCAATCTTGGAATTGTTCATAGTGTTTCCATATTGGAATAAGGTCATTTCCTCTTGGAGCTTTTCTCCTACGGAACACTGTATAAATTGGTCGCTCATTAACCTCAAAATCTGACGCCTGATGGAATAATCCCATCTCAAGGTCATACATATTAGGTAGGAAGTCATAGTGGTGTAAGAACTCTTTTAAACCCACTACCCACACCTCTTTGAATGACCCAAACTCTATCTTATCCGTTACACCGCTTGCGTCTATATTATGGTAGTTTACAAATAAATCCAATTTACCATCTGAAATTATAATAGATGATATACGAGACATTCGTGGGTGTTTTTCTAAACTTGATAGAATAGGAAACACCACAACTTTTTCGGAAAGTTGGGAGAGATGTTTATGTAATTCTCCTTGCGTGTCTACTATTTTCACAAATTTTTATACTTATATAAGTTTTACTTCAAAACGATTACGCATTTGTTCTAACTTATCTGATGGAACACCATGCTGATTTACTCCACCATGTCGGTTTTCTACTATGATAGTGAATACCATATAACCATACTTCTCTGCTAATTT